CCTGCGTTGGGATGTACATATTGGCCGACAAGTAGTTTGTCGAAAAATCAAATCCCCACTTTGCTGTGACGTACTGGTTAGACCCGCCGATGACGATCACCTTCAGGCGCTTCAAAATTGAGGTGACGTTCTGATCGCCCAGGTCAGCGTGGTTCGTGTAGTACTGCATCCGGTAGGAGGATGTGTGGTCTTTATACGTCCCGTATTTTCCGATGTACCCCAGCTTGCCAATCAACAGGTCGCCATTGCGTCGTGACAGTAGCGCAGTCGGCTCAATTGAGTCCCAGTTCGTAATCCGAAACGCGTTATCTTGCAACTGCACGCGGGTATCAAAGCAGTAGACCTCTTTGACCGACGGCAGCGTTAGCAGATAGAAGGCTTCTTTTTCAGAATAGACCGACTTGATGTTGGCGAGCGTCTCGCTGCCAACAATGTTCATCAAATCGTTTCGCACGTTTTTCGACAAGTCACCTAGCGGCGCTGACTTCTCGATAATCGTTCGGGCAAAAGAGCGCAGGCCCGAGTTAGACAGGAACAGCACATCTTTGCCGGTGGTCTGGATTGAGTCACGCGCAATGCAACCGATGCCCCCGACCGTGTCACCGAGCGACATAGTAGATGGCGTGGTGGCATTAGCGTAGACCAGAATCTGGCGCTTGCCAAAAATGATCAGGAAGCCGTTGTGCGCTGCAAGACCCTGCACCTCATCTGCGCCATTGGGCCATACCCGGTCTACGTTGAGCGAACCCGAGGTGCCGGTAGACCAAACATGACCGGCCAGCAGGTCAGAGAAGTACACCGTGTTCTTGATCGTAGATGTATTTGCAACCCACAAACGGCCAAAGGCGGCGATCACAATGTTGCCGCTGGGCACCGTGCCGACGTAACCTGTTTTCTCAGTAACGCGCCGGTAGGTGGATGTGCTCACCGCAGGATCAAAGATCAGCGGATCGTGGCCAGTTTGGAAGAAGTAGGTGATGCCGTTGAGCGAAGCACAAGACCAGTTGCTGGCGGTAATGGTTGGGGTTGTACCCCCGCCCCCGTAGGTCAACTCTACAACAGCATCAGAGCTGTCGAGCTTGAACAGTTTATTGTTGCCAGCAAACAGCACGGTCAACGTGCCATCTGGCTGCACTAATTCATGGATCACCCCGACGTTGTTAGCGCCCAGGTTGCCAGACGAGCTATTGACGCGACTCCACCCTTTGCGCGAGCCGATGCGGCCATACTGATCGATGATGCAGTTGGTCGCCACCAGCGCAAAGCCAGCATTCAAATCAAGAGGCGAGTCTTGAGTGTTCAGCCCGTAGAAACCGGGGGCTGAAATGCTGTAAGTGGAAAGTGGTTCGCTCATACCGCGACAAATTCCTGGCTGTCGGGGAAACGAGTAGCTTCCAGCGCAATGTAGTCTGAGAGCATGGCGCGGTACAACTGATAGGCTTCAGACGAGGACAGTCCACCGTCTTCACCGCGCTCGGCCAGCGCACGCGCAAAGGCGTTCTGTATCACCAGTGCGCTAGGCACCAAAAGCACAGTACTGTCGGAGGCCAGATCAGCCTGGGGAATCGTCAGCGTAAATTGCAATGCGTAGACGCCATCAGGCCGAGGATAGAGCGTCACCTTGGCGTCGTTGTTAACATCGACCCCCTCGAAAATGAACTCGCTTGGGATGCCAGAGACTGGCGTAGCAAAGTTCTGCCGCCGATTCATCAGCGGAAAGGAGATGTTCTTCAGGCCGACGTTGGAGGTGATGTTAATCGAATCCTGCAACTGGAACTTCTGGCCTGCGCCAGTCAATGAGTACTTGTAAGTATTTGCGACAGTATTGACCGCGAGGTCTTGCGAGAGCACATCCCAGTTAAAGGCGTCTTCAATTTGACGCTTGGCATCGTTGACGAACTTGCCGATAAGCGACGAGTAGGTTGTTTCGCTATTGGTAGAAACAGTCGTCTCACGCAACCGCGCCAACACTTCATTAATCAGTTGTAGGTAGGTCATGTTCTTGTCAGCCCCACTTCTTCAAATGTTGCAATAAAACTAAAAGAACTGCCCGATTCAGTCGTTATTTTGAGTTTATCGCCTTCTTCTAAAACGATATAGGCATTGCCATCAAACTGCAAATATTCTTTCGTCGTAAAATTTACAGAAGTCAAAATGTCAAGGGTAGTGCTAGCGCTGGAGTCAAACCATTGCACAGTGATGTGTTTTGTTGCGCCGCCTGTGTTGTGAATGTACATCACAGTAAATTTGGCGTAATAGCCCGTAGGACAGGTATAGACTGTCGTATCAACTGCCGCTGTAGGACTAACTCCAACCGATAGGGCTCTCACTTCTTGTTCCTCGCTGAGATTGCTTTAGCTTTGGCTACGGCATCCGCTTTGGACGATGCGCCCCAAGCCTTGAGGGACAGAAGCAAGCGAGTCGGTTCGCCGTCCTTGTACTCAGGCCCAGGCATATTGCCCATTCGCGCTAAGAAGGAGGCCCGTCTAGGGTTGTCGCCCGACTTCACCGGGGCTTTAAGACTGCCCCCGGTAGCAGCATTATAGGACGATCTACCCTTGGCGTTCAAGCCGCCAGAGGGAGATTTTCCTTCTTTTCGCTGCCAGGCAGGGGTCTTCATTTTTTACGCGGCTTGGCAGTCTTGGCGGCTTTCTTAAAGTCCGCGTTAGTGGGCGCGGCTTTAGACCCCACCTTGTTCATCTTCTCGCCAGACCCTGCGGCTATACGAGCCTTTTTTGCGTTAATGTTTGAGTAAAGTCCAGCTTTCATTTCTTCTTTGCCTTTCCTGCTTGCGACAGCGCAATGGCGATAGCCTGCTTGGGGTTTTTGACCACCTTCTTGTTGGAGGTCAATTCCCCAGCCTTAAATTCGCGCATGACCTTGCTGATTTTCTTCTCAGCCTTAGTCTTCATACTAGCTCCGTGACGGAAAACGTAGATGAAGTCACCGCTGCGTCTTTGATAACTGCAATCTTTTGACCAGGACTAACCCGAATAATTTCAGAAAAATTATTTGGCATCATGGGCGAGGTTGTAATGCTGGCCGTTGGATTTGCGCCAATTTGAAAATGGCAATGTCCTAGAGAGCAAGATACACGGATCATTGTAGTAGATGCGCCAAAGGCCGTTGATTGAACGCTGGAATTGGTGACGCTAAATACCTGCGTGGTGCCCAAGCTGGGCACACCCATTGGCACATTGTTTGGGTCAAGTTGGAAAGTAGACATTATTTCTTGCCTCGGGTCATCTTGTTGGTCATCGTGCGCTGGCCACGGACGGGCAGCTTGGGCTTGCCAACAGCCACCATGATGGTGACCGGAGTGCCGCCCTTTTTGGCAGGCGCTTTGGGCGTAGACATTTTGGGCGCTTTTCCGTACATGATCAATCCTTAGTAATAGGCCCGCCAGACTTCCAAGCATCACAAGTGCGGGCCGCTGCACAGGTGAATTGAAACAGATCGCAGTAGCCCAGATCGGCTGCTTTGACGAACTGCTCATCGTAGGACAACTTACCCTCTTCTTCGTCCTTCTCCAAACCGCCAATGATGCACTGCATCATTTTAGGGGCTTGGATGAACGCAGCGCAATTGCCGCAGAGCATTCCCTTGATGGAATCGGTAGGTGCGTTGTACATCTTGGCTTTTTTGAGCCAGAACGCATCGTTAGCCTCGTCCGGATTGGGCGGGCCGTAGCCATATTCCTTGAACGCATGGTTGCGGTTTTTCAAGTTGATATGGACATCCTGGGTGGCGACAGGACAAACGTCAAAGAGTTTCATATCGTTGCCACCACCTTACGAGGACGGCCCCGTTGCGGAGGCATCTGTTGCGGCGGGCGAAGCGGCGTAATGTTGCGGTCAATCTCAGTCGGCGACGGATCATCGATGCGGACGTACCCGGCATGACCGCGCATTGAATCAATATCGTGCTGAAGAGTGAACGTCACCGTATTGCCACTCTGAAGACAGCGAAATGTTGCCATTTGAATCCTTAGAAAACAGGGGGCTTGTGGCCCCCTGTGTTTAGACCATGCGAGCGATAACCAGCTTGACAGTCGTAGAAGCCAAGTTAACCGCCCCACCAGTAGTATTGGTGCTGGCAATGGTAACGGTGTTGGCAGCAGAAACGTATGCGCGACGGACAAGCCCGCCTTCGCTTACGCCAGTCGAAAGACCGATCACCATATCGCCCAAGGCAACGCCAGGAACGGTCACAGTGTCGGTACCAGTGGCCTGATCTGCAACTTCGGCGGTGTCCAAAGTGCAAGTAACAGCCCACGTATCCGAGTAGATACCACGGAATTGATCATTCCCCCGACGGGAAGTGATAGCGGATGCAGCAGCCATTTATATCTCCTTAAAAAGACGCCCCCCAGCTTGTGACCGGGGGGCTATTCATTAGGCCGGAACAGCCAGAGCGAAGGCGGCAGAAGCGTTGGCAGCGGTGCTGGTTGCGCTGGTACGCAGAGCTTTCACGCCGTACAGGGTGTCAGCCGTGAACAGGGTACCGAGGTATTCCTGCTTGTACTGAGTCTGCGAACGAATGCCCAGTTGCTCAATCAGCACCATCGCATCGCGGTGGCCCATCAGGCAGATACGGTCAGCAGCGCTATTGCCAGCACCGGTGTCGGCGTTGGACGAAGCGAACACAGCCATACCGTAAAGCTGACCGATTTCACCGTTGCGGATAGCATCGCCGTTGCCGACGAACGCTTGCTCGGTGTAGCGGGCCAGACCCATCAGGGTGTTGCGGCTCGACGGGGGGATCAGGAAGAAACGGCCATCCATAGGAATGTCGTTGTCGTCCAGGCGCTGGATGGTGCGGCGGATAGCAGCATCAGTCAGTGCAGCAGCGTTGGAGGTCGTGCTGTTGTAAGCAGTCGTGCCATCAGAGCCGATGAAAGCCTTGGTGGTCGTGTTGCTCGTGGCATAGTCGTCCGTGCCAACAGTAGCGCCGTTGAAGCTGCGGCCCAATTGAACCAGATCGGTATCGATGCGACGAGCCAGAGCGTAGCCAGCGTCTTCCGTGTAGAAAGAGCGCAGCGAGGTCAGGGCTTGCACTTCGACGATGTCCTCGATCAAGCGGCTGTATTCATAGTGCTTGTTGATCAGCACTTGAATGTTGGTGTCGCTCTCTGCAATCAGAGTAACGGCATCAGTTGCAGCTTTGGCCGAAGCATTGCCACGAGCAGGCGAGGGGATGTTAACCGTGTCACCCTTTTTGCCTTTGAAAGACATCTTCTTGACCAAGTTGGCCAAGACGAGGTTTTTCTTATAGGCGGCAACAATTTCATCACTCCAAATTTCAGGAATGAAGTTAGCTGCGGAGGTGGTGGTAACGCTATTAGTGGGGGAAAAGGCGGTGTTTGCCATAGTTAAATCTCCAAAAGTGGTTTATCGAACCCGACCCTCTGCATACGCAACCATGATCTCATCAGAAAGGGCTTCGTAGCGGGACGGGTCTGTCATCTTGAGCCTAATGAGGTCAGACCGGCGGTAGACGCGCTTGGAACTCTCGCCAGAGCCACCAGTGTCAACTTGCGCTGCTTTCATGTTCTGCTTTCTGACGGCATCTCCTGCCTTCTCAGTTTGCTGAACCTTAACGCCGCGCAGTTGCTTGAAGGTGGACAACAGTTCATTGGCCGAATCGTAATCAAACTCACCATCAGCCTTCGCATACAGACCCACCCGCACTGGCGAGGATTTTACCCACGCCGCAAAGTCAGGGTCTTGCACCAACTGAGCATAGTCAGGGTGCTCTTGCGATAGCTTTT